GTCATCTGTTGCAGTGTATTTCTCTTCGGTGTATAAGCAATTGATAGCTTTGCATTCTTTACACCCGGCAAATTCTAATGCATGTGAAGCTGGAATGTTTTTACTTGTTATGTTTTCAATAATAACGTTTGTTGCATGGCCAATTCTAATATGTGAAAATAGCATATTATTTGTTCCAGTAATTATTGTTGCATTTTTTAAAATGATATTGGATGGCCCAGTGTATCCGGGATAAATGCCATTAGGTTTATAGTTTGTTATGAAAGCATATCCATCAAGTGTTATTACTGAATAATTGAAATCAATAATGCTGTTTGCTGGCAAAGATATAAAACTTGCATTTTCTGCTGTTCCGTTTACATAGTAGTTGCCTTTTATGATATTAAGATTTCTACCATATGAAACTGCATTAAGAAAAGCATTTAACTGCGTGAAGCAATCAACATTATCCATAATACCATATTGCCTAGTGTTTACAGTTTTCGTTAAAAGAACAGCATATCCGTTTGTAATAGGAATGCACATGCCACCATCTGCAATTACGTTTTCTGGAAGTGAACTTGTAATTAAATATACTCCTTCTCCGCCATCTCCAACTGTTAATCTTCCACCAGTTACATAAATCTTTCCAACTTTTAAAGTTAAGCTTTTAAGTGCTTCTCCTGTTGAAACACTTATTGCTATTGGTTTTATAGAACTTAAAACTAATTCGTCAGATATTAATTCTAGGGTGTTTGTCGCATTCACTGTTATGTTTCCAGCATTTAAGTCCGCATTACCAGTATACTTTTCTACTTTAGTCTTACCGAATAAATTGAAAGTATTGTTTTCTCCTAAGTCGTAGTAATCATTTGTAACGCCAGAAATTTTTCCGTCAAAGTAGTTGTTACTGCCAGCTACATCAATTCCTAAAGGCCCTGTTCCATGTATATTGATATTTCTGTAAATATCACCGTTGCTGTCAGTTATCAGGTATCCCATGCCTAAGTTGCTTGACAACCCGGTCATTTCCAGCCCATCAACTAAAAGGCCACCATCAGTTCCGCCAACTCTTAAACAAGCGTCAGAAGCTACTTCACATAGAACGCTTGAAATATTTACTGCCGTACCATCTTTCTGGACATTTATTGAAGTATAGCAATCTCTGGCAACGATATTTTTAATATCAATATGATTGCCAATCAATTCTACGGCATCAACCCGGTTAACCTGAGAAGACATTTTAGCATCTAGAGTTAAGTTTATCAACCCAGCGTCACTAACCGTACCTGTAATTAGGTGAGTGGTAGCACCCCCAGCCAGCACCAAACTTACAGCATATCTACCAAAGCCAAGCAGTGTTACGCCTGATTTTAATACTAACGGGCTAGTCAAATACTTTCCAGCAGGAAGATAAACTAATCCACCACCCTTATTAGCGGCATAATCTATGCAACCCTGTATTGCATCGTGGTCATTTGTAGTGCCGTCCCCTTTAGCTGGCGGAACGCCAATTGGAGGATATTTTACGTTAAGTATAAAACTTGACAAGATGTTGTTTATAACTTCTTCAATAGCTCCACTTGTAATATACTCTTCAATCGTCTGCTGAATATAATCTGGAAGGTTATTGTTATTCTTAATCAGTTCATTCAGAATATACCCCATCTTATCCAGCGTTTCTTGGTAACTAATCTCGTCACCATAAACCGATGGTAACACATGCTGTGTCCAGAAAGCAAACGGTTTCAATATAGTGAAGTTGCCGTTTCCAATTCCATCATTTACCATAAAATTCCCTCCTTAATCGTATAGCTGAAAGAACAGTTCTTCCAACTCGTCAATAATTAACATATCAATATTCAGAAAAGTTTCTCTGAATCTTAATATCATGTCACTGTAACTGCCTGACGCCTGTTTACCCTGTACACTTTCAAGATAATCTTCTGTGTTATTGAAAGCCCTGTTTTCACTGGTATTTCCTGTAGCATCTGAGTTGTAATCGTGGTCAGTAGTTGAACCCATGGTGCCGTCGTTAACAATACTGTCATTGTTGATATTAGCCTGTGTCATGTAACGTCCGGCTTCAATATCGGTTAAAGCCCCCTGTGGAGTATCTGACATAAACTGCTTTCCGCTAACCGTATTTGTGTTCTTCGACGTTCCGTCCGTCATAGTGTGTTCTGTATTGTTTGTGTTTCTCTGTTCTGTGCCTGTTTTGTTTTCTGTTCCATTTGCTTTGACATTATGTGTTCTCTTAATGTCCACGTCATACAGAGGATTATATTCATATAATTCACTCTTGTACAACTGATTGTAGTAAGGCATAATCTCGTTCAATTTTGTGTAGAGCTTTAACTGCCATAGCCCAACTGTTTCGAATGCAATCTCTCTTGTATAGAAGTGCGTCAGTATCTTTGTTTCAAGAACGTTTCTGTAGTTCTCATCGAATATTGGGAAGTTGAAGTTAAACACCCCGGGTATGGCTTTCTGTATGATTTCTTGTATCTGGCCGAAACCTTGACTTTCTTTAAGCCCAGCATTAACTTCACAGATATATCTAACTTCCGTCGTGTATCTACTCATCAGCTTCACCTCCTTCTTCAACCTCTTCACCGACACCAGCTTCTTCCATAAGCGGAAGGTCTTCACGGTATTCAACTGACACATTAAGTCCAAACATCTGATTGATTTTATCACAAGCCTGTTTTCTCATGTTAAGCCTTGTATACCTCTGTGCTGCTGTTGCCCCCGTATTGATTGTAACTTCATCACTCACCAGACGTTCCTTCTTATCGGTGCTTACGTTAGATATACCTAAGTAAGTCAGTGCTTCGTTCCATATCTGTGTTTTAAGCATCTGTAACTTATCAGCAACAAACGGTGCGCCTGTATTGATTGCTTGAATCCCTTTAATGTCTAAGTTCTTACTTCCGAAGATGAACGGTTCGTTTCCATTATACTGAGCGTATAAGTTCTTCATAGTTAAACGCTGGTTCTCGTCACATAAAATTGCAATGGGTGTTTTCTGCCCCTTGACGTTAACATCAATCGTTCTGTCAACCTCGTAAAGTTTTCTTGCGAAGTATTCGATATCAGCAATGCAGTTTGTTCTAGTCATATTGTTGAATATGATTACACTGTCTTTCGAATCAAGCCTTCTGTTGTAACCGTTGGTAGCGTAAGCTCTTCTTTCATCAGGAACACGGTATACATCAAGTCTTCCACCTATCATCGTCTGTAACGCGAAGAACTGGCCGTTATAATCGTCGCTTAAGTCTTCGTCTTTAAAGAATATAGCCATACCGTCAGCGAACAGTGCAAGCTCTAAAAACCGAGGGTCTACAGAATCAGGGAGTCCCTTCCATTCAAACATGCTGATTGCAAGGTTAGTAAGCATATCATACCAGTGAATGTAGGCTCTGTCATTCAAATACTTACTCTCCCAAAAGTTACGTTGTTTTCTAGGGTTCTTCAATTACTCACCTCCTTATACGTTATTAGGCAAATCATATCTACCCACGTTTGCCGGGTTTTTCCAGAATGTGATTCCATCGCTGAAACACTGTTTGATACGCTTCATGGAATTAACCGGGATACTTCCTGTGATACATGGGTTAACAAGTTTAGCATAGTTCCACTGTGGCCTTGCGCTAAGATTAGGAACACCAACTTCATGAATCGGATAACCATACATTGACCAGAACTGGTCTATAATCATGGCGAACTCCTTAGTTATGTGGCAAGGATACAGGTAGAAATCAAAAGCATTCGCTGCCCATAAAACGTTGGCATTTGTCACACCGTTTGCAGTGGGGGGTAAATTGGCATGCTTTTCATATTCTGCCGCTATGCTGGCTACTGCGGCCACTCCTGTAAGAATACCCGGGAGTCCACCAGCCATTATACCTACACCTACAGCTCCTACAGCTTTAGCAACTGAACCAGCCACAAATGTTCCACTATTCTGTGCCCACCACGCCTTGAAAGTATCCGTTGAGAAGGAACAAACTGGAAGTCCATTTAATACCAGCATTTCAGTGTAGTTCATAGGCACATTTTTATAAGCATTAGGAACAAGAAGGAACTCGGGTGAGTTGTTCAAACCTCCAATGACGGAGAACTCGCAATTACCAGTTACAGGATTTTTTTCGAAGAATTCATATCGGTACATTACTTCACTTCTCGCATTGTTTGTTGCATAAATGAAGTTATAAGGGTAGGTAAAGAGCTTTTTGTTTTTTGGAACATACCCATCAATATTTGATAATGAAGGCGTAAAATGCAATGCATTCAACTTGGCGCTATTATCGTTTGTGACGAACGCGCCGGGCATAACAAAGATTCCTATAATCCCTTCGCTTTTGTTATCGGCTGTGGCATCGTCGATAAAGTTGCTTACTTCCAAAGGCGTGTCGAATATGTTATAAGTAAGGCCCGAGTAAACGCCCATGTATTCTTTACCGCCTGTTGGATTTAACTGCTTATCAAATGTAGCGGCCACTACATATTTAGAATTTGCTGAACCGAAGAACTCAGATTTTGTAGGAGCGTTGTAAATATACTCTCCCGACTCTAAATTCTCTGGGACTAGATTATCCCCAATTACATCCGTTACAGTGTGGTTACGTTCAATGAATGACTGCTTAATGCTGTACCCAAAATACCACGTCTGCATTTCATCAATTTCAAATGTGATTTCTGCTGTTTCGTTGTTTAGATATTCTACATCGATTATAAAAGCATAAAACCATTTTGTGCCAAAGGATGGGTTCTGCCACATGATATAGTTGCAGTCAAATAGTGTATCTGCTGTTGCTTCTACCCTGATTTTATTTTCTTTTCTTATATACGTATAATTTGCAAACTGAACCTTCATCTGTGTTAAAAAGTAGCTTGACTGAGCTGGTTCGTTTGCGAAGTACAGGGTATCTTTATACGTATTGTCAAGGGGTATATTTCTAAGTATCTTGACTATACTTGTCGGAGCTATATACATTTAATCCTCCTTTTAATAAATGTTTCACGTGAAACATTAAGTTAGTCCCACGTGAAACAACTTCAATAATTAGCCAACTGTGATAGTGGCGGTTCCAGTTTTTGTGCTATCAAATGTGCTGGTAGCTGTTACTGTAATAGTTCCTGTAGCCCCGGTAAGCAGTGTTACCTTACCTGACTGGTCAACTGCAGCGGTATCATCAGACACTGACCATACAACAGACTTCGGTGCAAAGTTAGTGGTTACTACAGCCGCGTTAAACTGTACGGACTGCCCGACTGCTGCGGTAGCAGTACCCGGCGTAACAGTTACAGAAGTAACACCCGGTGTTCCCGGAATAAACAGTGCATTATTAGCGAAAGGTGAAACAGAGAATGTCTTCCATACATGATACCAGTAGTTCCAGTACAGGCCTTCCCCATTGTACAATTCTGTAAAATTGTAGAAGTTATCAAAAATCATGAACCAGTCTTTATCAACCAGTACACAAGGAATCTGGTCTAAAGCGTTAAGTTCTGCCTGACTCGGTTCTTTGTAAGTTGGGTCATTAGCAAACAGTTCACGAAGTCTCGGTAAATCCAGATTTCCGAAGCTGTCTACAAGAACCCGCTGTCCCATGAACTCCGCTTTATCCATATTGAAGGCACTTGCAAGAACTTCAACATCCATAGCTGCGTCAAACTTAGCGTTAAGTAAAAGATACTGGTCACGTTTCATAGTGTGTGTATAAACTCCAGCAAGGTTATACTTATTGCTCTGGAACTCATACTCATTGGAAACTCCCTTAATCGCTGTCGTGATTGCTTTCATATTAGCTGTCTCAACGGCAGGAATCGAAGTAGGATACATATGCCCATCCAGAATATGCCTTGCCAGCATGTATTTCATGGTGATGAACTCGTCATAGTTTGCACCTGTGTACATCGCATCAACAATCTTAGCAATCAGGTCTGTAATGCCCTGCCATGACAGGAAAGCCTGACGTAAGCTGTCGTTCTGTACAGTAGCCTTGTAAAACTTCTTATAGTTCAGAATATGGAATGCTGCTCTTACATCCGGGATTTCACGTTTAAATACTTCTGACTCAGCAACGCTAGGGTCAAACTGGAATGGTTTCGCCATGTTAACGAAAATCTCTTCCACTGTTTCGCCAAACTCAAGCATGCCTTTTTTGAACATTCTCCACGGGTTATCATACATCTTAGACGTGATAAGCACACGCCCGATACGGTTAACAAGTGCCGATAAGAACTCATTCTGTAACGCCGGGTAATCCATGATGATTGCACCAATCTCTCTAATTGAATCAGCGTTCGGCGTAGCTTTCGGAACATAGTCCCTGTAGTTCTGTGATGCATTCTCCCTGATGACGTTCAGTACATCCACGCTGGTATTCGTCAGGGTTTTAATTTTGGGAATAGTAGCCATTTATTAGCCCTCTCTTTCTTCAAATAAGTCTTCGAAGGAACGCGGTTCTCCGTCTTCCTTCACGTTTTCTTCTTGGTCTTCCTTAATCTCTTCACCAGATGTAAAGAAGCGTTCACGGTATTTCTGACGCCACTGTGCGTCATTTTCTTCATACTTTGTTTTCCAGTCTTCGGTATCGCTGGAACGTCTGATTAATTCGTCATACGTGTCGCTGGCATCCTCAATGAAGCTTACCGCATCGTCACTTAAATCTTCACCTATTCTTTCTTTGATTCTTGCCATGAACTCGTCTTTGTTTAAATACGGCATCAAATAATCTCCTTCCTCTTCAAATAAAACCATATGGGTAATTTCCTTGACCATTCTCCGCCATTCGAAGGGGGGTTAGGCGGTGGCACATAATCATTGTTCCACCAGTCATACCAATACCTTGCCATTTCCTGCCTGTCTGGCTGGTCAATCGTACTAGGTCTTTCGAAGTTCTTTAAAAAACAATCTGCTAGATATTCGGGAGTCTGTGTACTTGCTTTAAACTCCGTGAATGTTTCTGGATACTGCGTTGTAGGTATCCATTGTCCGAATGGAATGGTTTCTGTGTCAATCCATTCAAGCTGGCCGTAACCATCATCATGCGCATAACCGTGAGTATCAGCCCAATTTGTCCAGTTCGTTGCAGGTGTCCACTGTACTAACCCATAACCACCGGCCCCCGGTGTCAAATTCTGCCAGATTCCCGGGTTGACTGTTGACTCTTTCTGAATGTTCCCCATCATGCCGGAGATGGCCTCTTTTGTCCATCCCTTGTTTAAAAGATAGGGATAGATAATTGATGCATTATTCTGCATCTCCCCGATTGCAAGGTATTTATTCCCGCTTATCCAGTCGTTTGTAGCCCCGTTCTCCCAACGGTATAATTCAAACCAGCCGTTTCCTGTTGAATCGTTTGCATTGATAGAAACTTGTTCATCCAGTGGAACTTTGCTGGTATGTGCGCCCATGCTTCTTGTTCGGTCAAATGCCATTTCGGTGTGGCCTGTTTTGATTAATATGTCTGCTGGTTTCCACTCTACAGTGGCAGGATATTTTGTGAAGCCCATTTTCTTAAGAACACTTCCCATAGTTCCGGTGGTGAACGGCCATGTTCCCCATTCACCCACCATGTCAAACCCCCCGGCGATTAATGCATACCAGACAAACGACGAACAATCATAATACGTGATTCCGTTTACTGTGACCTGATTACGAAACTGTTGGGAATATCCCACGTTTGGCTTCGCACAGGTTTCAACAGCCCAATTGTATGCTATCTGTATGTTTGCTGGCATTTCATTTACCTCCGTATTTCGTTAGAATAGGAAGAAGTTCATTTACACATTTTTGCACCTGGGCATAGTTGTATCCAGCTTTTTCCAGCTTCATTTTCCGGTCTTCTCCGTTCCCGAACTGTCCAGCTATAACTAATAACGCTACACTGACTGTCTCGGGCATATTAATTGCTGTGCATGTCATAACTATGTCTCCTTTACATCAAGTGCTGACAAAATTTTTGTCATTACGATAGTGTTATTATTTATGGCATCCTTTAAAGCTGAAATCTGTTCGTTGTATAACTGCGAGTCTGCGTCTCTCTGAGCCATAAATTTATCGAACATATACTTAACAAAGTAAGCCATTAATAAACACAATACCACTGCGACTCCTAACGATTGTACCGCATTAATAATTGTATCTGGCAATGTACTAAACCCTCCCTTCTGTACTAATTATAACACTTTAGTTGACAAAAGTCAAGAACTATGCTATAATTATTATAGAACAGATGGAAAGGAGGAATTGTCTGAATTGTCTGAATTTTATGATGGAAACCGACTATTGTCTATGCGAGACTTAAACGGGAAGAAGCCCGAAATATATATTTGCACGTCCAACCGAAGTGCTGGTAAGACCACTTTTTTTAATAACTATGTAGTGAACCGCTTCAAGAAGTATGGTGAAAAATTCATGCTTGTTTATCGGTATAACTATGAGCTTGACGATGTGGCCGACAAATTCTTTAAAGACCTTGAAACAATCTTCTATCCCGGTCAGATTATGGAGTCAAAAAGAAGAGCATCTGGTATCTTCCACGAACTCTTTCTTGATGAAACATCATGCGGTTATGCTGTTTCACTTAACAGTGCTGACCAGCTTAAAAAATATTCCCATCTGTTCAGTGATACACAGCACATGATTTTGGATGAATTTCAGAGTGAATCCAACCGATACTGTTCCGATGAAATACGTAAGTTCATTTCTCTGCATACCAGTGTAGCGAGGGGGGACGGTGAAATGGCTAGATACCTTCCTGTCTATATGATAGGAAACCCGGTTACTATCATTAACCCATATTACATAGAACTGGGTATTTCGAATAGACTGAGGGAGGACACTAAGTTTTTACGAGGTGAAGGGTTTGTTCTGGAACAAGGATTTAACAAAACTGCATCAGAAGCACAGAAAGAAAGTGCATTTAACAGGGCGTTTGCTAAAAACGATTATGTCGCCTATTCTTCAATGTCTGTTTATCTTAATGACAACAAGGCTTTTATTGAACGGCCTGTTGGCAGTGGCAGATACTTATGCACGATACGATACAACGGGGTTAATTATGGAATCCGTGAATATCTTGAGCAAGGTTTTATCTATATGGATGATAAGCCTGATAATACTTTCCGATTGAAGATAACGGTCACTACAGAAGACCACGAGATAAACTATGTCATGCTTAAGCGGAACGATATGTTCTTGCAGACACTACGGGATTATTTTGAAAAGGGGTGCTTCCGATTTAAAGACCTTCGGTGTAAAGAAGCAATTTTAAAAGCTTTATCCTATTAATGTTTCACGTGAAACATCATTATAGGTATCTCCACATGTCAATTCCAGTGAGGGAGTAGGGGCTGTACAGGTGAAAGAAACTGCCTTACCAACTTTTCGTTTTTACAGGGCGCGCTGGGATATCATGTGTAAAGATATAAAAAGAGGGAGATTATTCTCCCTCTTTTTTATATCTTATTGTCTCCAATACTTCTTTTAACAAATTTTGGAAGTTTAGAATATTCATATATTTCATCTGTTCTAAACGCAAGCGACGATTCTGCCCATATC